ACGCTCCATTATGCCAGTCTGCCCGATCACCGTAGCGGGACCGTCACCACTTACACCGCTTTTTTTCCGAACGGCGCGACAAATATCAAGAAAGGTCATAGTGATTAATCAATTGTTCTGATTAATGAAAATGGAAAGCGCTGAACACGGCTAGATATAGTTTCATTCTGCCCGGTTTTTGGGTTTTTCTTGGTGTGAAACTTGGTTTCTACCGCATTTTTTAAGATCCCATAAATGCCGTAAGGCACTTCAACTTCTTCATCGTAAGCGACTTGGTAGTTAACGCCATTCAAAACGCCTTGCCAGTGAGTGTCCGGCTCTTTTTCGTCATCACGCGAAGGTGGTTGATGAATGCGAATAACCGCTTTAGTGGGCTTTTTCTTTGACTTGGAAACGTCTTTAACTTCCGGCTTATCTGCGGCTTCATCTACGGTAATGCCAGCGGCCTTTTCAAGCTCACGAACCTGCTCAGTTAACTTCGCTTTGGTGTCTTCAATATTAAGCTTGGCACCTAATTCAGTGTCGGCGTAATCAACAATATCTTGCTTCGATGTTGAAGTAGTGATTTTGAACATTTTATTTTTCCCAAAAAAAGCCCCGGCGAATGCCGAGGCTGTATTTGCTACTTGCTTATTAGGTGTTAGAAGGAGTTGCTAACGCACCCGCTTCAATACGCACCATCCACAAGTCATTGAGGATTTCGCAACAGTAGTATGTTTTCCATGCCACTGATCCGTTTTGACCCAGTTCGTCACCAAAAGTAGGCGTACCAGGATTGCGAAGCATTGGCTTGATGGCGCCGCCAGCTTCTTGACTGCCTTTTAACGCGATATGGCCAAACGCATGCATACCCATGACTAAGATGGGGTATACATCAGCACTTGTGCCGGTGGTTGAGATTAACTCAGACGCACCAGTGCCTTTCGCGCCACCTGCATCAGCCCAAGGGTTGAATAAAGGCGAGGCAATAAAGCGCACATCTTCAACGCTGCCCACTTCTTCAGCACAGATAACTTTGCGATTGCCGTACTTAGCCACTGGCACGAAACCAGGCATTGCACGAACTGAGGCAATGATGTCTGTGTGACAAACGGCAACAAAGGCCGCTTCAATGGGTGTAGTTGAAATGTTAACGCTGCCGCTTAACACGTCAGTAATACGTTTTGCGCGGTTTGCCAAAAGCACACGCACAGCTTTACGTACAGTTGATAACGTGATGGTGCTGGTTACTTCGTCACGATCAGCGCCGTTTGCGTATAAAACGTTGGTACCAGCAATTAACTTGCCGTATGCCACCATTTCAACGGTTTCAGCCGCTTGCTGTGACGCGATTTTTAGCATGTCGGAACCAACTGGATCTTCATGCAAGTCTTTAACTACGTCAGTTAATTCCATCCATGCGCCATACTGTTGAACAGTGGCGTTAAAACGGTCATAACGGAAGTTGGTGCTTGAAGGGCGAGTGCCTTCAGTTAATGCGGTAGTAGCTGCAGCTAGCACCTGTGGGCGACGAAAGCGCATAACTTTCGAGGCATTTTTTGGCATCGGTTTAGCGTCACCTAATTTGTTCAAAACAATAATAGGCTCTGCATATTCTAACGCTTTTTTTTCTGCGAAGACGCCAGCGCCTACGCCTAAGTCACCATAATCACTAGACATGGTATTTACTCCTAAGTGGTAATTCGATTAAAAAGTTCAACTGGATCGGAGCTATCCAAGTCACTTGATGGCTTTCCACCGCCTTTGCGGGGAATAGCAACGTGATTAGATAAGTCCTTGGTTTTGTTTGCGGGTTTAGCCGGTTGGCGTGTACCCTTGTAGAGATTAAGCAGGGCTATGTTGTCATCTGCATCCATACTTTCTGCGATGCGCTTGATAGCGTTGGGCTGGCCTGCTAGCCAGTTTTGAAACGCTTGATCGGCTACCACATTTCTAAAGTCAGGGTGAGCGGCTTCGACGCGAGATAATTCAGAGTCAATGATCTTCTTCTGCTGCTCTTGCTCCCGTTCCTGCTGTATTTTTTGCAGAGGACTAAGCTTTTCCTCAATCATTTGACTGAGTTGCTTATCTCTTGCCTTGAGAAATGCTGCTAACTCTGGATATTCGGCCTCGATGTCTTCATCGGTCATGCCGTTTAAATCTTCCTGAGTTGGCGCGTCTTCTTTCGGCTTGCCACCTTTTGCCTGCTCACTCTCAGCAACCAGTTTTTTAAACTTTTCTAGATCCCGTTGTGTTGGGGCTAATCGGTTGTAAACTGCTTGGTAATCGTTTTGAGACTTTTGGAGGGCTTGTTTTAGAGTCTGATACTGTTGGCGCAAGGCTTCAGGTGCCGACTGCCAAGGATCGTCTTCCTGATCGCTTTGTCCTTCACCACTATCGTCTTGTCCTTCATCCGTGTCAGTGTCGTCATCTTGATCCAGCTTTGAATCTTCATTAACCGGCTTACCGGAGTCTTTGTCAGAGTCCTCGCTAGTTATTTGTGCGAACAAAGCTGCCGCCTCGTCGATTTCTTCGATCTGCGGTTTATTTTCATTGTTACTCATGGGTTTCTCTGTGTTTGAGTGCTTTCGCAGTCATAAAAAACCCACTACAATGAGTGGGTTCTGGTTTGCCGAGTGATTGCTCAGTCAGCGGTTAAACTGTTTCGTAAGTGGCTTGGAAAATATCAGGCTTGCAAGGGTATTTTTCGCCCTTAACTCCAGTAATAATAAAATCACCAGGGCAAACAATGTGACCACCTTCTAGCGTATCTATCCAGCCATGAGAGTGCATGTTATTACTGCATTGTTTGCAACTAGATTTGCCATCAACATCAGGAGTTCTGAAATAGCGAACCACCTTCCCTTCAAACTTCTCTCCTTTAAATTTTCCGGAATCAAAGGTTTCACTTCCATCTTCAGGATGATCGCCATTTTTAAACCATTGAACCGCATCAATAACGACTGGCTTCTTTCTATACTTAGCCATAGTTATTCCTCTTCTTTAATTGCTAGAATGTGTGCTGGATAGCGGTCCAATATGTCATCAATCTGTTTGATGCTGCCGCGAACTTCTGGGTTATCCTGCCTAACTAACTGTTCAACTAAGTCTTTTCTATCAGACTCAAGGGCAGCTTTAATCTTGAGCCATGCTGCTGAGTGGATTAATTGACTCATTCGCCTAGTCCGTAGTTAGCCGTTGGGCTTTCAAACTTATATTTAATATTTAACTCGGCCATAAACTGCTGCCAATCACTATCAAGCTTGGCTTGGTTCTTTTTCAAGTCAGCGATTAGCTTTTCAGTATTTATCTTATCGTTCTGAGCAAGGCGCATCATTTCGATACGCTCTTTAGATGCGGCCTCTTGCAAGCCAGCCTGAACTTTTGCCCCAAACATTTCATATTCAAATTTGAATTTGGCTTGTTGCTGATCCATTCTCATTTGCTCAACTGCAATAGCTGAGTCTTGAGGCTGCTCGCCCTGTTGTTCCTGTTGCTTCTTGATGAATTCCTCTAATTCTTCATCAGTCGGCAACATTGAAGCAGGCAAGCTTTGCGTTTTCGCCCACTGCCTGAGTATCTCTGCGGCTTTTAGTTGTAACACTGGTGCAAATACCGGGTTACTGCCGACTACGCCCAAGAAGTTGGTTATAGCTGCGGCTTGTGTTTCTTTGACGAGTAGCGCTGAAGTGCCGCGAGCATCAACCTGGTAATCACCTTTAATGTCGCCGTTTTCGTCAGTTCTAAATACGGGATTGCCACGTCGCTTCGCTCCTCGCAATGACGGAAGCGGGTGTTCGCCATTTTTATCAATTCGTTTTGCGTTGGTAAAAACCTTTGGGTCAAAAAGACGGCTGATTTCATCGGGCGCTAAAATTTCGTTCCAGAAAATTTCATTACGCTTCTGGTCCTCTTTGCTCATACCACCTTCTAAAACACAATCCTTGTAGGGCCAGGAAAGCACCACTTCTTTTTTCTCGCTTAAAAATTCGTCTCCCAGAGTTAAACCAATCTTATTTTTGAAAGAAGTATAAGAATCCGGTAAAAATTGCTTGTTAGAAACAAAGCGGATAAACTTATCCTTGTCAAAAATGATGAGATTGCTTCGTCGCTCTGCTCCTCGCAATGACGAGGGGGAAATTTCAACAAAAAATATCTCTTTCATCTGCTTGTCCGACAAGAGAAGCTCAATTAAATCCTTATCCAGCTTTAAAGCAAGCTCAACAACTTTATTCTTCAAAAGCTCACCTTCGCTGATGAATCGCTCATCTTTTTGAAGTAAAGTTTTTAAATTGTCTAATAAGTTTTCCATAATTTTGTTTAGGTTAAGCTTTTTCGCTCAATGAATTGAGCAATTACAATTACTACTGTCGGATAAATCCGACCGCTACACAGGCAAAGCAAGCTTTGCCACTATTTTACTACTGGATTCCTGCTTAAAACAT